TAATAACACCTTGCAACCATGTATTTTGTGTTGCAACTAATGAATTTAATGTATTTACAGATGCTTGAGAAGCCGCAGTATTTGAACTGGTTGACAATAATGTAGAACTTACATCATTGGTTGTTAAAATTTTATAATAGATTGAATCTGTGGTGTTTAGAAGTTGCCATTGGTCGACATTCTCATTCCAGAAAATGGCTGCATTGGCACCAGTAGTTCCACGATTAACACTAAATGATGCATTAGCAGCAGATGTATTATTTGCATTTAATGTATAATTGTTTGTGCTGTTGATTGTTGTTCCACTAATAATAAATCTACCTGCAACAGATAAATTTCCACCAACAATCATATCACCAGTATTTGTCAAACCTAATACACTATTACTAAAGTAAACTTGTGTACCTACTTGTAAGTTGTTCTGAATATAGGCAGAAGAACCAATACCTTGTACCTGAAGTTGTCCAGCAACAACCGCATTATTCGCAACCTGTAGACCTAAAGTTGGTGCATTTAAGTATAATGTGCCTGTAGGTTTAACATAATTGTTAGCCGCAAAGTCATTATTTTCTCTTGCGAGATTATTTGTAGTTACAACCCAATCACCGAATGTATTGGCATATGTGAGATAATTGACGTTATTAGCCATTTGAACCTTTGTTTAGTAATTGCACCATCAACTGTTTTATTTCCATCATATCTTCCTTGATGCTTTGTATTTCAGACTTAACGGTATTTATTTCTTGTTTTTGAGAGAGTAAATTGTTTCTCTGCTTCATATAGGATTCCAGGCCATTCTTATCTTGATTGACAAGACCCATGGAATTAGTATCCCGAACTAGAGTGGTACCTGGAATTTGAACTAACATATTAGACCGTTACGTTTACATTAGGTGGAAGGGCAATTGCTCTCAAGTCTTGTAATACTGGAACAGCAGTGTTATCTGTTGTTGTTAATACTACTTTGAGTGCAAATTGGCTGAAGTTTGTATACTTCTGACCTGTAGTGCTTGTATATTCAACATAACCTTGTGAAGTGCCGCCTGAACCAGGAGCAAAGGTGTATTCAAAGAAGTCAGTTCTTAATTGAGAATATGTAGAATCACTACTGTTGGTCATTGTCATTAACTGCCAAGAACCATCATCAAATGTTTGTGTATCACTACGATTTAGAAT